CTCTCCGGGCCTCGGTTTCTAGTAATTTCGGGCCGGGGGGCCGCCGTGCCCCCGGACAATAGGGCGCCTGGCTGTTGGGTGGCAATCGCCGCGCGAGGGTCGAGCGTGTTCGATGGTTTCGTCACTTGAGCGTCACCACCTTCTTGCCGTTCCTCTTCGCCCCGAGGCCGAGGCGCTTGGCTATCTGGACAACCGGCACCCGGAGCCGGAGGGCCAGGCCGCAGTCGCAGTTGTTGACCAGGGTCTCCTGCAACACGCCGAGGTACAGGTCCGGTCTGTCCCTCGACGAGATGCGGGCCCCCTTCGCGCACTGAGGGCATGCGTAGTCAGCAATGAAGAACAGCAGGACCGCCGCCTTCAATGGGGCCCCGGGTGGTAGGACGGTCTTGGTCAGGGTAACCGTCACGTCGACTGTGTTGGGCTGCTCGGGGTTGGTGTTGGTCTCATCGGTCATCGCTGTCCCTCTCGTCGGCGCCGACCAGCACCGGACCAACCGGTTCGAGCAGCATGTGGCCGTCGCCGATGTGAGCCACGGTCCATCGGTAGCCCTTGACGATTACCTCCTCGCCCGTGGTGTAGGTTGACCAGTGCTCTGGCACGGGCTCTCCGTTCGCCCGCACGAGCTGCTCGGGTAGTGCCAACGATGTCTTGTCGCCGGAGTGGGCGGGGCCGACTAGCCAGTGCTCCATCTCATTCGTGTCTGGGTTCATCGCCATGGTGGTCTCTCCTGTTGGTGCCCGTCTCTCCGGGCCGTCACCGGCCTCTGGCGTCTCCGGTCGCGCTTTCCTTTTTGAAACAGTGTCTGCCGTCATGCGTATCCCGCCCCCTCGCGGTCGAGACCAAACGGAAGGAGGAAGCCGGTAGGTAAGACCCAAAGGTGATAGAGGTTCGCCTGATCTACGAGATCGTCGGCCGGCGGGAATACCTCGACGGCCGTGCGGTCCGGTGAGCAGATCTCGTCCTTGATGGCTTGGAGGTCGCCCCACGACCGGACAGGCCGCTCATCGTGGCGCCGGACGATTAGGTGATCCACCTGACCCCATTCTGTCTCCAACTCGTACACCTGGACGCTGTAGGTCTCGTTTGCGTGGATACGCGAGATCGGGGCGCAGGCCGGGTGCCGGTCAAGGACCGCCCTGTCTATGGGCAGCCGCTGCCACCCGGAACGCTTCGAGTGGGTTCGGACAATGGACGACCGCCTCGCCCTGCGCTCCCGCCTGTTCGGCCTCATCCCCCCGCCTCCTGGTCGGCCAGGGAAATAACCGAGTCAGCCACACGCCGAAGGTCGTCGGAGGTGACAACAACATCCCCGTCGTCCACGTCCACGCAGCGGGCGATCGATGTGGAACCGATCTGAAGAACTCGGGCTGCCCACGCTTTGTTGGGGTTGCGCCCCAACAAACGGTCGTTGAGGCTCATGTGGTAATCAAGGCAGGCGTCGGCCGCGCGGCGCATCGTCTCGTTCGGTGCGCCCCCGCCCCCCCGCTGGCGCTCCTGAGCCTCCTGAAGCACCAACGAGGCCCTCTCAGCATGCCTATCCGCGCCGCTCATTTGGGCCTCCCCATGTGCAGCATGCACTCCTGGCAGTGGTTCCACTCGAAGACCTGACCGTCCTTGTCCATGGTCTCAAACGGGGAAGTCCCCCACCGATGCCGTCCCAGCCAACACAGAAGGCGGGCAATCATGATGTCACCGCCGAGTCAGTTGCGGTGCCCAGTGCGCTCCCTGTGCGTCCCCGTCCCCCCGCGTGCGCCCCCGGGTCACCCGAGGCGCCCGTGTCCGCCCCGTGACAGGGGACGCGAGGCCTTCGAGGCCAAGGGCCCCCATCGCCGGCCGCGCTTTCTGTGCCCGATTCTGGTTTGATTTCAACGACGAAGAGAGGCACGGGCTCCACCGTCGCCGTAGGTGTTCCGGTTGGGTGAGCCGGTTGTCCACTGTCTTGTCCATGGGTTGGCGCCGGGTCGAACCGGTTGGACACGGCCGTGACCGCCTTGAGTGCCGCCGGCGAGAAGTCGTTCTCTCGCAGGTACGCCATCGTGGTGCGCGGATCTGAGTGGCGCGCAGACGCCTGTGCAGCGTCGAGGCCGGCCCCCTGCTTGGACCAGGTCACATGGGTCGTGCGCATGTCGCGCAGCTTCACTGGCGGGTCTATGTGGAGCTCTCGGTTGATGCGCCGCAGCTGCTTGCTGCACCCCGTGTGGAAGAGCCTCGCGCCGAGGTCCTGCACCTCCTCGAATCGACGATGGGCGATGTCGAGCGCGAGGGATGAGAGCCCAACCACACCGCCGCCTTGGTCGGTCTTGGCCGACTCATCGGGCAACTTGAGCACGGCCGCCACGTCGAACCCCGCCGGCGCCTCACGGATCCACCCGAACTCGAGGCGCAGGAGTTCGCCGCGCCGCAGGCCCGTCATCAGCGCGAACAACAGGATGTCCTGCAGGTCCTCGCTCGCCAGAGTGCACACCGCGCGGATCTGGTCGGCCGTCCGGAGGTGTCCCTTGAGCGTGTCGGACTTTGGGTCGCGCCCCACCATCCGAGGCCAGACAGCGAGCATGTTGCGCAGGTAGTCCGCCACCTCGCGGTGCTCCTGGACCTCTCGCTGCTCGAGCGCCATCACGAAGCACCTCCGGATAGCGCCCCATTCGCGCACAATCGTCTGGGCCCTGGTGCCGTCGATGTCGCGGCGTTGGCGTTGGTACCAGCGCAGCTTGGGTACATCGATGTCGGTGAGCCTGCACTCGGTGCCGAGGTGGCGAACGATCTGCACCCAGCGCGAGATCTGGGCGCTGACGGTGGCGGGATGCTTGGCGGCCTCCCTGGTGCGACGGATTTCCTCACGGGCCCACGTCTCCAAAAACAGGTGATGGTCAGCCAGGGGCGGGGCCGCGTGGAGCTCCGCCTCGAGCTCTACGCGGATTCTGCGTCCTGCTCTCTCAGCTGCTTGCCGAGTCGTTTCGCGCGTGCTTCGTTTGAATCGGCGACCTTCAACGTGGATGTCGACCCAGATGGTCCTGCGGTCGCCGCGCTCGAAGTAGGTGATGCCATCTCGGCTCCATCGTCTCTGGTCTGGCATTGCGGCTCCCGCTTGGAACGGATGTAGTCGTGCACGTCGCCGAGGCGGTACCGGATCAGGCTGCCCATGCGCGTGGACGCGGGGCCTCGGCCTCCACGCCGAGCTCGCCCCAGCCACGACACCGAGCACCGCAGCACCTTGGCGGCCTCCGCCGTCGTGAGCAGATCCTCGGGATCGCTGCTCATGACGCGACCTTCCCGGCCGCTCTCACAAACTCGTCGATGAAGCCGTCGCGGCCGACCCGATGAAGGTCTTTCACGCCCATGGCGCCGAGCACGTGCAGACCGCCCATCGCCTTCACCGCCTCTCGGGCGAGCGGGTCCTCGATGTGCCCGCGGGAAGCGGCGGCCTTGGCAATCACGGGCCAAAGCTCAACCGCCCGGGCCTTGCCGGTTGGTAGCTCGGCCTCCTTGGCCGACTCCGCCAGGGCGATGAACTTGTCCACCGCCTTGTCGCTCTCCATGATCCGATCGAGCTCTGTGTGTCCCTTTTTCCGCCACCAGCCGTCATCGCCGTCCCGGTTGCCGTCGATGGCCTGGCACAGATCCTCCGGGCTGTGGGTGGCTAACCGGGCGCTGACGAGGTCGAGGACGTCTGGGTTCTGGGCCTGACCCCGCCGCTTCGGGTACCGGAGACAGTAGTGCTCGAGCACCTGTTCGACGCCGGGACGGCGCCGGGTGGAGAGAGAAACCGGCGCGAGCTTGCGAGCGGGCCCTTGATCTGTCTCTGTCTCTCTCTCTTTCTCAGTCTCTATCTCTGTCTCTGTCTCTTGGCTTCGAAGGGTCTCTGAAGCCCCTCCGAAGCCCCTTCCTTCCCGGCGCTCCTCGATGTGGAAAATACCTGTGTATTTTTCGAAGAACGGTCCCAAGAACGGGTTGTTAGGCATCGAAGCGTACTCGCGCCGGATGCCCTTGACCCGGTTGTCCTTCGAGGAGAGCTGCCCGACCTGGATCCGGGCCATCTCGTGCACCCAGACGAAGCCAGAAATCTCGTCATACGAGGCAAACCCCCCTTCGCAGACCCTCCGAAGCCCCTTCGAAGCCCCTTCAGCGGAAAGCCCAGTGTCGTGAACGATGGTCGGGATAGGTAGGTAGTAGAGACCGAGCATGCCGGCGGTCGGCGCCGTCAGCAGGTACATGGCGACGATCTGGGCCTCGGGTCCGTGGGCGCGAAGCTCCCGCCCGGTCTCGCCAATCCAGAACTGCGGCGTGATCTTGGAAAACTCTCTCATGACAGCCCCCCGCCAAAGGCCGCCAATGAGAGCCCAGCAACTACTTGATGTTGATCGGGTCGATCCAGAGCTGTTTTAGGCCGTTCTCGTCCGTGTACAGCATCCCGACATCTTGCAGGCCCCCGATCAGAGCGCCTTCCGGACCATCCCACTGGGCAGCGAACTCCAGATCGCCTGTGGTTGCACCCGGGCCGTCCCCGTCCCCGGCCCAGCCGCCGTGGACAGCCATCCAGCAGTGCATTACGACCAAATGCCCTATGACTTTGAATCTGTCGGTTCCCAGCGCCAAAGCAAGACTGTTGATATTCGGCGCGTCGCGGAAGTCTGGGGCGATCACAACGTCGGGGCACATGGGCGCTTCTCCTTATCGATGCAGACGGAGCCGGCAGATTGCCGGCGCCCGGCCCGGCACGCAAGAAGCGGGTCTGTTTATTCATCAGCTCCATGTCCTTCCCCCCCAGTCGGCCGCAAAGGGGGTACGGGAGCAGTACCCGCTTCGTATTTTTCCAGCCGCGGCGCCCGGCGCGCCGCGTTGTGAACCTTGCACTGACAGCCCGGCGAGTGCCTCGACAGCTGACAGGCCTCGCCCGCGAGAACCATCTTCTCTGCCGCCAGCCACGTTGGTGAGTCGGCCGCCACGTACGGGTCGTCTAGGACCATCCGCGCCAGGGCCTGGCCATCCACCGCGTCGCGGCACAGCTCGCCGGCCGACGCGCGGTCAACCGCCGCCCGTAGCCTCGCACCGCCGCGGGCGTCCAGGGTCGCCACCAACATGCCAACCCGGAGACCGTCGATCTCCCGCTCGAGCTCCTCGATGCGATTGCGTTGCTCTGCCCGAGTCATCCCCACCAAATCACCCCCGGAAGTAGGGGCGTCTCGACCTGGTCGCCGACGAGGTGCAGCGCCCGCTCAGAGAAACGCAGCGGCCGCCGGCGGCGACACACCATGCAGTAGCTGCAGCTCGGCAACCGATCGTCGCCGCAGCCGCACGTCCAGCAGTCCAGGCGCTGACCGCGCCCGCGGCAGTCGCCGCACCCAAACACCAGCCTTTCGTGGCTACACATCAGACGACCTCGCTTAGCTGGCCGTGGGGGATCACACAGCGGCCGAATTGGCCGAAATGCTCGACGAACGCGGCGACACCGATGCCGAAATAGACGAACGCGGCGCCGTGCACGGGGTTGCCCGTCGAACCCGGGCCCCAGTGGTCGACACGGTGATCGGTGAAGCAAATTGGGTATTGCCAGAGAGGGGTGAACCACTTCTCGCACGGTCGCGCATTGAACACCTCGAGCACGGCCGCCTCGACGTCGCCGTCCTCGTATTCCTCGAGCAGGCGGGCCACCCACTTGGCCGCTACCGACCGGTGGTGTTTGTCCCGGCCGCCGGGCGGGTTGAGATAGACGTTGCCGCTCCAGCGACGCGACAGTCCATCGTCCTTGATGGTGTGGATCCGCGTCGCCTTCACCACACGGTTGGCCTCGCGGCAGCTGGCAGGGTCGAGGTCGATCCGTCCGAGGACAGCTCGAGCGGCCTCGACGTAACAACTCGGCGTGTAGTGTTCGACCGACTTGCTGCTTTGGAGCACCTCCCGGGCGCTCCGGGGGCGGACCTCGGCCTCCACCACCTTGCGGACGTGCGCGGCAGTAGGGGTGCCGTTCGGGGCGGTGTCGACGGCCTTGTTCCAGAGATCCTGCCGTTGGTCGTCGGGTGCCCTCCCGAGCTCACGGGCTTGGGCCTCATTGGCCGGCAGCGGTTTGTCTACAATTGTAGACAGAGCCCCGACGGTGGCCGCTGCCTTCATCATCTGGTAGCCGCGCGCTCGGCCGATGTCCCAGCGCTCTTTTAGGTACTCCTCGAAGGTCACATGGGTTTCCCTGTACAGGCGGGCATCACAGATCATCGCGAGCACGTTCCCCACTCGGCGGAACGAGAGAATTCCCTCGTCGGCAATGGCCTCGAGGCGGGCCAGAAGGGCTCGCTCTTTTTCCGTTAGCGGGCCGCCGGGCATGTCAACCACCGCCGCCCGGGTTGTGGTGTTGGTGCCGACACCCTTGGTCATCACACAACCGTTCCTGTCGGGGGCGCCTGGTATTGTCGGAAAAACTGGCTTTCCTTCCGTCGCAAACGGGGCGGAAAGCCAATACCCCACGGAAGGAAAGCCAAGATGTCAGATTTTGAGATGTTTGTGCTCCTGGCGCTGATCCACACCACGACCAAGGTCAACGCGATCCTGACCGCCGTCAACGAGGGCCATCCGGTTCGGAAAGAGGATGTCCCCGAGGAAATTGGCTCGGCCTGCAGCGAACTCATGGGCATCCTCGACCAAATGAGCGAAACAGACGCTTCCAAAAAGTTCGTAGACTCGCTGAAAGCCGGGATCGCTGGCATGCAGCAGGCACCGGCGGGGCACTAGCAGTAGCGCCCGCCTTGACGGTGAAAGTCTCGCGGAGCGAACGAGCGACCTCGGCCCAATCGGACATCGGAAGTAGGTCGAACACGACCGTACCCGGCTGTAGGAGATCCTCAGCCGCCACGAGTTTGCGCCATCGTCTCTCCGGCCGACGCAGCTCCTCTTCCAGAGTCATGCAGTAGCGTTGTTCCAAATCCATCAGCTCGTCCTCCTCACAACCGTCAGCGTCGCCCGCATCTCCTCGAGCTCGCGTTCGGTTTCGTCGATCCTGGTCTTGAGGTGCGCCTCCTCCTGGTGGTCGATCACCCCGTCCTCGAGCGCGTCGGCCACGTCGAGGCCGAGCAGCCCGGCATCATGGTTGACCCTGAGCGCCTGACGCTGCAGCTGCTCGGTCGTTGCGCCCTCAGATGGGATACGCGATACGATGAGGCCCATCCCCCTGAGACCGTACGCGTCGGTGATCAGCTTGATCGTTAGGTCGATGCGCCCAATGGCGGCCAGCCCCGCGGCCAGCTTTTGAACCGTATACGCGGGGACGGGCGCGGGGTGTTTTTTGCTCTCTTTGCTCATCCAGGCATAGAGCGTGGAGCGATCGATCACGCACGCAGCTGCGAGCTTTCTCGTGTTGCCGACGAGCCCCACGACATCGCTGATCACGCGGACCAAGTCGCCGTCCGCGCCGTAGTCTCGGGCCATTCCTACACCCCTGGGGGTTCGTTGGGGTTGGGGTTTCGGGCTTGCTCTGGGCCCGGTAGGATCGGATCAGCTTGGTCGGTCAGATCGAGAAAGGTAACGAGAACGGGCGCGCCGAACAGGCAAAGAGCTAGGAGCAGGGGAGGGACGAGAATGGACGCACCAAGCAGGGTCAGCGCTGCTGACAGGAGGGTGGCGGTGGTTGGGGTCACTTGGGGCGGCCTCCGTCAGATCAGCGTGGTGGCCGCGTCCAAGATTTGGCGGGGACCAAGCCCTTGGTGAGCGTTTCAAGCGCGAAGGCGTTGTCGATGCTTGGGCGGCGCTGCCCGTTCACCCAATATGAAACCAAGGAAGCAGCGACGCCGAGGGCTGTCGCGAGTTCGGCCTGATCAAGGCCCCTCTTCATCAAAAAACTCAAAAGAAGCGCGCGCCCATTAATTTTCATGATGTTCAAGCGGTAGCATGTGTGAACTCACTGCGCAACAGATATTCCGCTCTTGCAAGGCCACCAGCGGTAAGGCGTTGATGATGGCCAAGAAGAAAACCGATTTTGAAGTACGTGAACGGGTCCGGAAGTGGCTTCGGCACGAACGGGAGCGGTACCGGAAGGTGTGCCCGAACGACAAAGATTTCGCGCGGGTGGCCGGTATGAGCAGGCCTGAGTTGAGCCAGATTCTCAGCGGGGCTCGATCTGCTGGGCTGGACTCTGTATTGAAGCTACGTCGATTCCTTCATCTCGACCTGAATCTCGTTCTCTTCCACGATCCGCCCGAGGTTCTCGAGATTCTCGACCCTCAGGGGGCAAGAACGGGCCCGCGCACTGCGAAGCGCACCGGCGCGGATGGCGGGTAATCGAGGGAGGCACTCGGCGCTGAGAAGTTTCAATACCGGCCACGGATAACACTTGCTAACCTAAATCACATATGCTAACAGAGTCTCCGATGTATCTCGGGGGTTTTGTTAGCGGCGATCGTCGCCAGTTCGCCGGTCAGCCGCGCACGGTGAGCAGCAGCACTGCCGCTGTCGTGTTGGACGGTGCCGCATACCAACTGATCCGTTATCGCGCGCGTGCGCCGGCACGGGTCCGCGTCTATGGACCACACCCCATCACCATCGCCGCGGCCACGTTCTCGTCGGCGAAGCCCTGTAAGAGCCCGCCGGTCAAGGTGAGCACCAACCCGGCGCCCGCCGAGATCCCGGTGATCGCCCAGGGCAACTCGTTGTCCTCTCCAGACCCAACACCGAGAATGGCGATCGCCGACGCAATCGAAGTCACGACGGCAATGGCGCCAATCAACACCAGAGGCGCCCCATACGACTGTTGTGTCACTCCGCGGTTGAGCAACTCGGCTCGCGCGGTCAGGCACGTCTGCTCGAGGTACTCCAACCGCCTTCGGCTGGAGTTTTGGCGCTGGCTGCGCCAGCTCCGGTGGCGGCGGCGGCACGTATGCCCCCTGTGCCCCTGGTGCCCCCGGTGGCCCTGGTGCCCCCGGTGGCCCTGGTGGCCGGGGTTTCTCTTCGAGTACGTCGTCTTCCACGGGCTCCTCGGCATCTGCGGGCGGCACCGCCGGTTCGACAGTCACCTCAACGGGTGCCGCCTCTGTCTCCACCGGATCAGTGACCGGCGCGCTCGCGGCGTCGGGCTCGGGCTCGGGTGCAGAATCGCCAGCAGTCGCCAAGGCGACGAGAAAGAATCCAACAATCATTGGGGTCCCCCATCCGTGTTTGATGCCCGGTCAGGATAGGGGCGACCGCCATCGCCAGTCAACGCGAGGATGCCAATGACCAGACCACCGTCTCCTGATGACGTCGTCGACCGCTACGAGGACCTCGAGGCCGAACGCCGAACAAGGGCGGCGGCCCGGACCGTCGCAGTCGTTCTGCTCGCCTTCGCCATCGTCGGCGGGCTGGTCGCTCTGCTCACTGGGGGATGGTTATGACCGCCGTCCCGGTGCGCAAGGTGCGGACGCAGCCGCACTACCCGCGGATCGTGAAGAGCCTCAGCGGCGTCCGGATCATCCAGCTGAGCCCCAATGCGTTCACCGTGGAGAAGGTCGTCGGCTGTGCCAGCTCGCTCGAGCTCGCGGAGCGCATCGCGGACGAGGTCGCACAACACCAGCCCAGACCTCGGGGGGCCTGACCGATGTTGGCTGGCGGAGCATTTTTCTCATCGTTTGGGTTTCGTTGTGGAAACAAACGCTCCGTCGGCCTCAATCGCCAACCTGCTGTCCTTCGAGGGTCGGGGTTATCCCCCTCACCTCCGGCCTCGGCTCTCGTCGGGCAGCTCAATCGAAAAGACCTAGGTGACCACAAATGAGCGGCGACCTAAAGCCCGCCGGCGTCACCACACGCTGTAGGGGCTGCAAGCAGCCTATCGTTTGGGTGGTGACCGAGTCGGGCAGCAAGATGCCTGTCAACGCGACGCCGGGGCCGGACGGCCGGTTCTTTGGCTTCGTCGTGGGCGGGCGGTTCGGGCGCATCGAGGTTGAGCACGTCGGCTCCCCGAGCAGACGCGTACGGCAGGCGCGCCTCGATAGGGACCGCAACCGTTACACCAGCCACTTCGCCACCTGTCCGCAGGCGGGCAAACACAGGAGAAAACGTTGAGCAGCCACATCACCCACGCCATCGATGAGCTCCGCGCGCAGCGTGACGAGCTCGACCAGCTCATCGTTAGCCTCGAGCGAATTGCAGGGGGGGGGGCACCGCCGCCGGCGGTGAAGCGCGCCTCTCCTCGCAAGAAGAAGCCCGCCAAGAAGAAGGCCCGCCGCACGCACGGCAACGGAGCCGCGACCATCGGCCGGACCACGCCCGGGAGCCACCCGGCGATCAAGGCCTTCCGCGCCAAGATCCTGCGACCGATCCTTCGCCACGAGGCCGGCACCCCCGAGCGCGCCGCGGCGTTCAAGGCGGCCGCCGGCGCCGTGGTTACCTGGCCAAACGGCGAGGAGAGGGAGCTGAAGCTGTCCGCCCTCTACTCGTGGGTCAAACAGGCTGAGGCGTAGGAACCAACGTGGTCACTCCCATGCAGGGGGCGCGAGAGCGCGCCGAGCAATTCGTGCTCGCGTGGTTCCAGTCCGACTACGAACCGGACGATGTTGACCCACGGTGGATGTCCGAGCGGTCCATAGACAAGCTCGTCGAGCGCGTGACGCAGTTGTTCTCGGGCCAAACGTTGCGAGCGCCGATCCCGTCCGGTAAATCGACAGCCAGTGCCCGGCTTGCCGCCGGCGTCATCACGATCGGCACACCGCAGGAGGTGTCGCGTGATTGCCTGGGCGAGCCGGGGCTGCGAGCACCCGAGTGCATCGCCTACTCGCTGTGCCTTGACCATTGTCTCATGAAGGGGTGGGCCGAGTTCACCTGCCGGGGGTGCAAGGGGCCAGGAGTCGCGGCCAGCCACCAGCGGCTCGAGCCCGGGGAACCTCCGAAGGAGACCTACACGCCGGACAACCCGAGGTCCGGCGTCCAACTCAACCCAGATGGCACGCCGCTGGGCTGAGCCGCGTCCGAATTCGAACAACCAACCGGAGGACATCAATGGATACCCAACAGACCATCCCAATCGACCACATCCAGGAGAGCTCCACGCAGCCCCGGCGACGGTACCGCGACCTCGACGAGCTCGAGGCCAGCATCCGCGCCAGCGGCATCTACCAGCCGATCCTGGTGCGGCCGGCGCCGAATGGAGGAGGAAGGCCGTATGAGTGCGTGTTTGGCCACCGACGCCTGCGCGCGGCCGCGGCCGCCGGCCTCGACAAGATCCCCGCCAACGTCCGCGACCTCGACGATGCGGGGGTCCTCGAAGCACAGCTCGTGGAGAACTGCCAGCGCGACGACGTCGACCCCCTCGACGAGGCCGACACGTACCGGGCCATCATCGCCGGCGGCGTCATGGATGTCGAAGACATCGCCGCCAAGGTGGGCAAGAGTAAGTCGCACGTCTCCAAGCGTCTCCAGCTCGCCAACGACCTTGGATCCAAGGCCCGGGAAGCGCTCGAGGGTGAGTTGATCGGCGCCGGCGTTGCGCTCTTGTTGACCCGCCTCGAGGGCAAGTTGCAGGACAAGGCGCTCAAGGTGGTCGCGTCGCCCAGTGGCGAGGCGCCAATGCGCTACAGGGAGGCTGCCCGACGTCTCCGGCCGTTCACTGAAGATCTCAGACGCGCGCCGTTTCCAACCAAGGACGCCGGGCTGCTCGTCGACGTCGGCGCCTGCACCACCTGCCCGAATCGATCTGGCAACCAGACGGATCTGTTCGGGTCGCTCGCTGGCGACGAGCCGGAGGTCTGCACCAACCCGGAGTGCCACGCAGCGAAGGTCAAGGCACACTGGGAGCGCGCGAAGGCGAAGGCCGAGGCCCAGGGGCAGCCGGTGCTCAAGACGAAGGAGGTATTCGGGCACGACAAATACTACGCCGGCCTCCAGCGCGGGCTCGTGTTGGCTAAGGACAGCCCGTCTCAGGCCGTTCCGAGGAAGGGGCGGGCCAAGTCGTGGAAGGGGTTCGTGGGCAAGGCCCTGAAGCCGTCCGTGACCCAGCACCCGACGACAGGTGAGGTGGTGGAGGTCTATGAGCTCAAGGAGGCGAAGAAGGCCTTGGCCCCCGAGGACAAGGCTCGGTTGTATCCGCCCCGGCCGAAGGCGGCGGCCTCGGGGGCCTCGACGAGCTCGGGCAAGGGGGAGGTCAATGCCCCTGAGCCGAGCTGGGACGACATCGACGAAGAGACCAACAGGCGATGGATGGCGCGCATGGTCGCGCGGCTCCCCGGGGATGACTCGGCGTTCGTGCGCAATCTCGCTGAGGGGCTGTTCGGGGGCAGGCACAGTGGACGTCAACTCGCCGAGGCTCTCGGTTGGGTGGAGATCGCCAAGAGCTCCTGGCTCCCGCTGTCATCCAAGGAGCAGGAAACGGTCACCAAGCACCTGCTGCGCATGACCCCGGCGGAGGCCCGGGCGGTCGTGTTGTTCGAGCTCGACAGGGAAACGGATCTAAGCGCCACCCCGGTCTTCGCCGGCCTGGGCCTGGGGATCGATCGCCACAAGGTCGAGAAGGAGGTCACCGAGGAACTGCGCGCCAAGCTCAAGGCCGAGGCCAAGACGAAGGCGGCCGAGGAGAAGGCCAAGGCCAAGCCGGCGAAGAAGAAGGCCGCGAAGAAGGCGCCGCGGCGGAAGAAGAAGGCGAGCTGATGGCTGTCGACACCTACAAGGTTGCCTACGGGCCGGTGAACGAAGTCGAGCTCAGGAAGGCCAACGCAGAGGACGGCGTGGTCGGGAAAGAACCCATCATCGCGATCGACCGCACACCGGCCTACCGGGTCCAGCAACACTTCGCTGTCCGGGAGATCTTCGCGCCACATTCATGCGGCGAGGAACTGTGGGTCCGCGGTGGTCGTCTTGATCACATTCCAACCGGGCTGTGCGCCTACGTCCACCGTGGTTTTTTTGGCGTATCGACCGAGGAGGCCTGCGAGGCCTTCGCTGCGTCTATCGCCGCACTGCCTGTGGACTGGTCGAGTGATGACCCGAAGGTCTTGGACCTGGCGCCGTTTTCCGACTTCGTGCGCAAGGCGCAGGAGGCCGCCGGCAAGCACGAGTCGATCGAGTGGAGCCCGTGATGGAGTGCAGCTGCAGCTGTGACGTCGGCGATGGCGAAGTCGCCACGGTTTACCAGTGCAAGACACGCAGAGCGCGGAAACCTCACCAGTGCACGGAGTGCCTACGGGTAATCAAGCCGGGTGAGCAATACGAGCACGTCAACGCGATGTGGGACGGCGAGTGGGCAGTGATCAAGACGTGTCTCATGTGCGTCGCTATCCGCCGGGATTTCGGCTGCGGGATGCACGGGTCGCTGCGCGAGGATGTTTGGGATTGCCTCGAGATCGACATCGTGAGCGGTGCGCTCCGGGATGAGGATGACCAGGGCGCCATGGCGCAGTGGGACCAGGCGACGGTTGCCGCCCGGGAGGCATTTCGGCAGGCAGTGGAGGGCCAGGAATGATCGTACAAGGATGGTGTTGGAGGGACCCGAACAGCGAGCACGCCGATGGTCCGTTCGCCACCCGGGAAGCAGCCATTGTAAACGCCCGCGAGGAACGAGAACCCGGCGCGCGGGTGGCCGTCAGCGTCCTGCGCTGGCCAGATCCGGGAGAGTTCGCTCGGTCCGTTATCGACGTCGACGACCTGCTCGAGCGCATGGACCAAGCCGCTTTCGACGACGGCCGTTACACCGGCGGCGACCAACTATTCGACGCCCCAGCCGACGCGGAGGCCGCCCTGAAGGTGGTGGTTGGTCAGTGGGCGGTGCGGTACGTCTCGGCCGCGAGTTGGAGCACGGGTGTGGATGAGGAGACGGTAACCCTCGAATGAAAAGCCGAGCCTTCCCCCGGGGCACATCCCCGGGCCGCCCGCCTGGGGGTTAAACAGGTGGCGTCGCGCCAGGCACGATCATGCGAAAAGGTAACGACGATGAGCAGAGGTAATGAGCCGGCCACCTCTCCACCGCGGGTGAGCTACGACTGGAAGGCGTGGGAGATCACCTGTTGCGGTGTCACTGGCATCGCGATCGCCGAGACCAGGGCGCGGGCTCGCTACACGGTGGCGAGGTCGGCCGCCGAGACCGGGTATGCGAGGACGGTCGGCGCCGCACTGATGACGACCAGGTGCCGGCGGGCCAAGAAATACGATTTCCACGCCTTGTTGGTTTGCCGGGAGGCCTTTTTGACGTTGGACGAGCTGCCTTTGTCAGGAAAGGCACCATGACCACCTGGCTGACCCTCACCGCCGCGGCAACCCACCTCGGCGTCTGCCGCGCCCAGGTCTACAAGATGATGGCCCGCGGCGAGCTCGCGCCGGACGGCAAGGTAGGACGCTCGAAACGCTTCAGCGTCGAGATGCTCGACCGATTCATCCGAGGAGGAGTCGATGACCCCGATCAAGAAACGCCCCGACGCCCAGCCGACCCGCTACCCGGGCGTCCGGCGCCTGCCCGACGGCCGCTACCTGATCCGACGGACGTGGACCGACCCGAAGACGGGCCGGCGAGCCCAGCGGCACAAGATCGTCGAGGGCACACTCGAGGCGGCCGTCGAGGAGAGGGCCGGCCTGCAGCCGGCGCAGATCGGAGCAAGGCCCACACGGCCAAGGTTCGAGAGCTTCGCGACGAGCTGGCTCAAACGACACGACGCCAAGCGTAACCTCGCCGCCTCCACGCTCGAGCGCTACACCAACGACACCGCCCATCTGATCCTCGACTTCGGTGGATGGTGGGTCGACGCGATCACCGTCGACGCTCTCGACACATGGCAAGATGATGCGCGCAAAGCCCACGCTGCGCCGACGGTCAACGGCCGGCTGCGCACGTTGCGCCTCATTCTGGATCGCGCGATGCATGATGGCGTAGTCGCCTCAAATTCGGCGCGTGCTCTGGCCACATTGCCCGAGGCGCGCACGAAAGGAGCCAGGGGGAGGTCCCTGTCTGCTGATCAATTCCGCGGCTTCTTAAAGGCCGTCACGCGACTCGGCGAGATCGGCGCGGAAGTCGAGCGCCAACGGGTCGCCGCACACGCCGAGGGGAAACACGGTCAGCGCGGTCACGGCGATGGCATCGCTCCGGACCTGGCGCGCGCCGTCGTTGCGCTGAGTTGGACCGGGGCTCGCATCGGAGAGGTGATCGCCCTGCGGTTCGACGACATCGCCGCCGGCGAGCTCGCCATCGAGCGGTCCGTGTGGCGCGGCAAGGTGAAGGCGACAAAGACCGACGACCCCAGAAGGGTCACGCTAGTTGGTCCGCTCGAGCAGGCCATCGAAGAACAGCGCCGGTGGCTGCTGGAGCGACAACACCCCGGCCTCGAGTCTGGACTGATCTTCCCCGCGTCGCCAGGCCACGGGCTCGGCCGGCGTGGCGATGACATCGTCTGGTATCGTAGCCAATCGGCGATCCGAGCCTCGGTGGCGGCCGCGTGTGACAGGGCGAAGGTGCCGCGGATCACACCGCACGCGCTGCGCCGGACCTTCGAGGATCTGCTGCGCGAAGCCGGCGTCGAGGACCTGGTGCGGCGCGCGGTGGCCGGGTGGCGGACCGACAAGGCGCAGGGGATCTACGCGACGGTCAAGCGGGGCGAGCGCGATGCAGCGGCGGCGGCGGTGGTGGAGCTGGTGTTTGCGGATGGCCGTGGCCAATCCCGATAAGATGCCCTGATGACCCCACCCAAAGAAGTGCAACCCAAATGTGCAACCCGGCCCGATCCTGGGGCACCAACAAAAACGCCCCGGGTTACCGAGGCGTTTCCGTTGTCGTTTTTGGAGCGGGACACGAGATTCGAACTCGCGACTTCAACCTTGGCAAGGTTGCATGGTCCGGATTCTGGGCCCGTGATTGCTCGTAAATGCCCGGGATCGTTGGTGGCTAAGGTCGCATTTTGTCGCGGTGTGTCGACGGAGACCAATCAACAAGTGCAACCCGGAGTGCAACCCGGGGGCGATGAAGTTCAAACTCACGACCCTCAGCTTGGAAGGCTGCTTACTCTGCGAAACTACACGCGTTTTCGCTCCACTGGGTGCGGCCCTGATCACCTGAAATCAGCTCCTTGCGCGAGTCGACCGGGACAGTCACCGGGACAGGTGGCGCTCGGGGTGCCGGGGGCGATGTGCCAGGTGGTGACCGGGGGTGTGGCGTGATCAGGGACGCAGTCTTCAGCTTGTGCGGCCAGTACCGCTACAGCCTCACGCGCCGGTGGCTGCTCGGCCAAGGACACGCCCTCTGGGTGATGCTCAATCCATCAACGGCCGACGCGATGGTCGACGACCCAACGGTCCGGAGATTGATCGGCTTCTCTCAGGCGTTCGGGCTTGCCGGATTGACGGTGGTCAACCTGTTCGCTTTCCGAGCCACCGACCCCCGCGAGCTCGCCGACGCCGAGGATCCTGTGGGCTCGGGGAACGACGCGGCGATCCGCGCAGCCCTCGACGCCGGGCCCGACCTGGTCGTTGCAGGGTGGGGTTCTGGTTCAAGCCGCGCCGGCGTCTCTGGGCGTGTTGAGGCCGTCGTCGAGATCCTGGCGGCGGCCGGGCCCGTCCATCACCTCGGCCTGACCAAGGACGGTCACCCGCGGCACCCGCTCTATCTGCGAGCCTGCACCACGCCTGAGGCCTGGGCTCAGACCCCGGGGGCATCAAATAGCCATGGTTGACGACGAGGCGGCCGGGGTGGAGCTGAGGTCTGCGGAAGAGGGCGGCTACAGGTACTACTCGATCGACCGGCGCCAGGCGCGTGTGGCGCTAGGTCTGTGAGCTACATTCCCACCAGCGTCAGCACCGCCCCGATCCCCGTGCCGGCGACGAGCGCCCCAACCACCACCCCAACAACAGCCAGGCACTCCCACCACTCCCAGCCCTGAGCCTCGAGGCGGGACGCGACCTGAACCTCGGTGAGGCGGGCGGCCTCGATGGCGACGAGCCCGTTGACGTAGGCCTCCCACTCCCCGGCGTAGTCGGCGGCGGCGGCGCGCCAGTCCTGCGCGAAGACGTTCCAGGCGTCGAGTTGCAGCTTGATGGCGCCCCACTCTGGCGGCTTCAACGCCAGGTCGCCGGCGGCTGGCGGTTCGTCGCAGCCCCACTCCTCGGCCGAGCCGACCGTGCACGGCCCGTCAAACTCCACGAGCTCCGGCACCGCCGGCTCGTTGATCGCAGGCGGTTCGAGCCGGACGTCAGCGGGACCCACGCTGGCGGTCGAGCACCCGCCGAGGGTCCCCGCCGTCGTCAGCACCAGCAGCGCGAGCGCGATCCAGGGCAGACGCGTCACGCGCCGCAGCGCGGTCACGAGACTTGGCGGCGGCAACCTCACGAGCAGCTGCAGCGTCCGCCTTCTGGCGCTGGGTATGCTCCCGGGCGAGATCGCCGGCGGAGTCGGAGAGCCGCGGCTGGCGGCGGAACAGCTTGCCGGCGGTGGTGATGAGACCACCGAGCCCCGCCAGGCCGCCAGCTGTCGGACCGAGGACCAAATACCCGACCACTCCGGCAACGACAGCGACGGTGACGGCGAGCGCGACCTTGGCGGGCGCGGAGAGGCCGCTGAGCTTTGCGAGGACACCGGTCACCGCACCCGCCGAGCTTCGGCCAACTTGTCGATGCCGAGGGAGCCCATCACGGGGATCACCACACTCGGGACCAGAATCGCCCAGAAGCTGAAGACCTGTAAACTCGTCGCCAACGGCTCGCCGCTGAGGGGCGACTCGACGAACATCATGGAAAACGAAAGCCCGACGAACAAGACCAGGGTCACGCCCCCAGCGATCAACTTGCGGGAGTGCCAGCCATCGTGGGGAATGGGCGCGACCTGTTGCGGCACGAGCTCGCCGGCGATGGCCTCGAGGTCGACCTGGTCGTCGGCGGTGAGGGGTTGAACGTCAGGCATGGTCATCCTCCAAGAGTTGCGCCCGCTCGAGCGAGCAGAGAAAGGGCGGATCCCTGGGAGCCCAGGTCACCGCGGTTGTTCGATACGGTCTCGGCCACCTGCGCGCGGAACGCCGGCATCGGCCAGAAGCGGCCCGGGCAGCGCTTCGCCGGATCCTTCGATCCGCCGGCGCCGAGCTCGTCGTGGCCGAGGATGCGCAGGTCGAGAGCCTGGCTCAGCACGGCGGCGAGCAGCAGCGCGCGGTTCCATTGTCGCGGGTCGGGGTGATGCTTGCGGAAGTCGCCAACGACGGCGATTGCGATGGCCTTGCTGTTCCAGGCCGCGGCGTGCTTACCGACTTCCCGCAGTGGCATGAGCTGCTCGATGACGCCCTCAGGGAACCGCACGAGCAGAGGGTAGGGGTTCTCGTCGCCGGTGTACCCGCCGAGCTTCTCGGGGTCCTGGAACGCGGCGCACATCCGAGGACCGTCGAGCTGCTCGTCGGGGATGCCGAGGCCGACGAGGCTGATCCGGTGCATCACCAGCGCCTCGATGTGCTCGATCGTCTCGACGTTGCCGTCGCTGCACTCCGCGACTCGGTCGTGGATCATGAGGGTTGAGACTGCTGAGGTTGGCCACGGCATCAGCGGCGGTCCTCGATGCGGGTTATCCGCCGCTCGAGCCGCCGGACGTCCTTCTGGTTCGCCTCGACGTCCTTGCCCTGTAGGGACCTGAGCCGAACTTCCTCACGCAGCCCCTCGACGAGCTCGGCGAGGTCGTTGCGGTGATCGGTCCGGATGGACTCGTGATCGGTCTTGTCCTCGAGCTGGGCGGCGGCGGCGTTGGGGATGGTCGTGTAGCGGGAATCCATCACGAGGAAGAATCCGCCGATGATTGTGCCGAGGGCGACCAGGAAGCCGGCCGCCGGGGCGTACCGCTTGAACCAGGGCGGCCGGCCGTTGGCTGCCTCTGCGAACGCACGGACGAGAGTGCGCTCGCGGTCGGTGAGCTCGGGCTGGATCTCCGGGTTGGTGGTCTCGCCGGCGGCCATCACGTCACTCCGAGTCCCAGGGTGATCAGGGCGATGATCTCTTTGGATGTCATTTTGGCGCCCACGTCGTCACGTCTTGGTTTACGGCGTTCGGCACATCGTAGAGCCCATCGAGACCGGTGTCTTTGGCCTTAAAACGGACCTCGATCCCCCAGATCAATTCCAACTCAAAATATCCACTCAGGTCGGCGGTTGTGGTGACGCTGTTCCCCGCGAGCTGATTGCCGCCGCTATCGGCAGGTGTGGTGGCCTTGGCTGTCACGGGTGCCGACGCCACCGGCACACCAGAGGCGTTGAGGATTGTGCCGTAAACCACGCAGAGGTCTGGCGCACTCGGTGCGCTGGGTGTCACTTTCACGCCCTCGATGTTGTGCGTGGCATCGGCTGAGACAATGAATGACCCAGGGGTGAACGTGTGCCCGCTCTTTACGGTCGTGTGGTGAATCGTCCCATCATCGAGGGCTAGGTCCGCGTTACCCGCCACGTCGGTGGTGAACTGTGCAATCAAATTGGTGTGCTCTGCATCTGCCCACAGCGACACCTGTGCTTGGGGAATCGTGGTGGCATCGGCCTCTTGTGTGTGAACCGTAATCGCGCGGCTACCCGTTGGTTCGGTCGCCGGCCTGCCCGCCAGCGCGTAGTGCTCGCCGCCGGCGCACACGGTTGTGGCCAACGCCTCGTCCAGGTCGTCCGTGTACGAGTAGTGGACCACGCTGTCCGATTTGCCGATTGTGGCTGCGGCCGGGAGCGCGTAGGTCCACTGGCCAGCCTGGGTGTGGGTACCTACTGGCCACGCGGCCGGCGCCGCCTCCCATGAATCGCCGCCCCAATACCGGCCATCGTCCGCGTCGTCGCTCTCCAGTCGGATCACGCAGTAGATCGTGCCCGCTGCCACCTGGGAGCCGTCGCTGGCGAGGTGGACAGCGGCCGAGAGGTCTTTAGCCTGGCCTGCGATGATCATTCGTGGATCCTCCTCGGGAGGGACATCGCCGCGATGGAGGCGGCGGCGCCCTCTTCATAGTCGATCTCGAAGTACAGCTCGTACCCTACTCGTTCTGTGCTGAGGAGGTAGACAGTACCCAGCGCGGGGGCCTTTTGAACGAACCTGATGCCGTTGGGTTCTCGAACAGCATTTCGCCAAGCGGTCGCCCACTCAGGCTTCAGATCGAAGGTGTGCCAGCCTGTGGTGTAAAAATGCTCTGGCGGCGATGCATCGGCGTCATAGTCCACGCCAGAAGTGCCACAGCCAACGCTCCCAGCCCAGTCTTGCTCAGAGTATCGAGATTGCATCCAACAAGCAGATCCAACTTGGGGGACGCCGGTAAGGGTCCCCTCCACCCAATTGTTTGCGTCTGTGACAATGTGAGCAACTAGAGGTTCAAATGAAGAGGCCGTAGACGCGTACGCTATCATTTTCAATGCCGTGATCGTACCCGCCGGAATAGAGGATATTTCCGCAATGCGAACCAGTCCCCTCCAGGCACTGGCCTGCCCTGTGTAGATCGTGTCGCTTCCACCATAATTGTTATCGTTTGCACTGATTAGACTGGTGTCTTCGATGTCCGTCGTCCCCGTGATTTGCACAGTGGGGTCAATGGTCACTGGGTAGACCGCGCCCTCCAAATCCTCCGGGTCCAGGGCCAGCTCGACCACCTGATGCGCTCGACCGCCAATCACACGCGGCTCACCCTCGTGCAACGTCACCCCGATTGGCTTGTGACCACCGGGCGTGGGATGCACCGTCGAACTATCGTGAGCCCAGGGAGGGTTCAGTCGCAGGACTTCATCGCCGCCGTCGTCCAACACCCGCGCTCCACCCCCGGCAAACACGATGCTGTGCCCTGGCGTGGTACGCAGGCTGAACGCAAATGTCTCAGGATGGCCAGGACCGTGGCAGATGATCTCCTTCACGAGCTTGTGACGGCCGGGGCGATAACGGAGGTCACACTGGGGCCAAAGATCAGGCCACCACACGGCTGGCCCAACAACTACTGCGTCTACGGATGAGCAATCGAGAGCTTTGAAATTCAGCCAGCTCCCCGGCCGCCCAGCCATTCGCACGCCGACCATCGCGCGATTGCCGACGTCGGCCGCGTCGCGGAGAAAGCATTGTAGCGGTGCTTCCTCGCTCTTGAACGAGAAATCGAACGCCCCTGCCCAGTTCGGTGGCGCCCCCTGCGCCGACTGCACTGCCGGCGAGCTCGGTCGCCACTCGCCGCCCGGCTCGCAGTAGTTCAACCAGTTGCCGATCGTACGGCGCCGCCGCCTACCCTCAAGCGGGGTGTCGGTCCAGTGGTGCGATCTGCGGATCATGCCTCGACTCTCAGTATTCGATGAGGATAAAACCGCCGGCACCGTCGCCACCGGCGCACGTTCTCGGTCCGGTATTGTTCACCCCCCAAAGTGGTGAAGGGTCTCATGTGGTCTTTCCTCTCAAGCCCCGCTGCCTTGGGCAGCAACGAGGGCAATCTGAAACCTGGTGTAATCGGGGTAGCCGGAGACGTTCAGCACGCCGGCGCCCGAGTGGTAGATCCGAAGGTCGACGGTCTCGCCGACGCCGACGTACTGCGGGGACACGTATATGTCGCAGTCCGTGTTCCGAGGCGAGGCGCTGTCGTTGTAGAAGCGCAGGCCGAAGACGGTCCCGGTGCCGTTGATGTAGATCCCGAGCTGCACATACGCCCCCGCATCGAGGGACAGGATGCGCGCCCGGCCGGATATCGAGTAGGCGCCCGAGGCCGGGCACACGTAGTCGTGAGTTGTGATGCCGAGGCCCTGGCCCTGCTGCCACTCGATCGTGTCAAACTCGATGAGGGCCCAAGCCTTTGCGGTGATCGATTGGTCGGCCGTCAGCGTGATGTCAACCCTAGGGGCCCCGCTCGCGTCGGGCTGGTACTCCGGGTCGACCGGGTCGTCCTCGACCGTTGTGGTCCAGGGCGGCGTGGCGATAGCGGCGTAGGCCAGGCGCCAACGAATTCGGCCGGAGCCGAGGGGATCGGCTTCCTTGGCGATGACCTCCCACTTGATCTGGTTCACGCTGTTGACGCCGTCGACGCCCCACCAAAGGGGATAGTCGTCGACGGGGTCGACGAGGTCGCCAACCTGGACACCGTATTGGGCGAACGTCGTCTCAACCTCAAGCTCCGGGATCCCATTGGCTGCGCGGTCGATGATCGCGGCGGCTACGTAGTGCGCGATCGTGATGTCGTAATAGGGCGAGGCGGCCGCACCCTGGGTGTGTGCCTGGCCGGTACCACCGACTCCGCGAACGGCTCCGATGATCAAAGCGCGGGTCGGGAAAAACGAATGGGTGGTCAGGGCCGCGCCGCGCCGATCGATGTCAGGGATATCCCAATAGTTGTTAATGGTGAAGCCGATGGCCGTTGTGGTGAGGATTTCCCCGTCTGCCTTGATGTAGAGTTTACGGGAATCTGAGAGCTGCGCTGCCGCAGGGACTATAAACGGCGACACGTCGCCCCACGCCGTCGCGGCTGCCTGATTTCGGAATGAGCCGGCGGTGACCCTGGTCCCGCACATCCCGCTGAGCCGGGTGTGGCCCAGGATGATCCCCGTCGTTTGCGAGCTGTCGATATCGCCAACGAACCAGATCTCCTGGCACGCATACGAGAGATTGAGCTTGAGGACGTAGTCGCGCTGGGTTGCGCCGGCGGTCTTGTACCGGGCCTGGCTGTCGGTGTCGCGGCGGATGTAGGCCTCCTTGATCACTCCGGAGCCGAGCTCGACCTGCACCTCGTTGATCAGGTTGTCGTAAGTGGAGAGCTGACGCAGGCTGAGGATGTCCTCGGAGGTCCAGGTGGCCGCGACCGCCCCCGACGGATCGAAACGCTTGAACCCGATCTTGCCGTCCTCGTCGGCGAGAATTGTTCCGTAGAGAAGGAGCGCCATGTCAGCGATGGCTTCGCCGATCTCAACGGCAGGAGAGAACATCACGTCTTCGCGGTTTTGGGTCGCGTCGTAGGTGGTGTAGTCGGTCTGCGGCGGCATCACGTCGCCGGCGACGTTGGCCTCCGTAGATTGGTCGGTCTCCGTCGGTGTCCACCTGCAGTTGACGCAGAAGTGGCTGATCGCGGTGTCGGTGTCGGGGTCGAGGGACGTTGAATCCCGAAACGCCGAGGGGACGCCGGCGGCCTCGGCCAGGTCGTCGACCCACTCGAGCGGGTGACGGTTCATCAGCAGGCCGTAGTAGTAGGCTCCAAACGCGATCGAGAGGGCATCCATGCACTGGAATTCGATGAAGCCCGGCTGGGGGACTACATCGTGAATGATGCCCTTCCACAGGCCAATGCTGCTGCCGCTCGTGTCGTCGGCGGTCGTGAGGCGGAGCGTCATCGTTGCCTGTTTGAGCGGCTGCGTCTGCATGATCTCGCGGATCACACCGTCATCGACGAACGTGACCGTCACCATCGAGGACTGAGATTTGCGGGTGATCGGATCGATTTGCGGCGAGATCGGCGTGACCGAGTGCAAGCCCTGGACGTAGTCGAGGTAGGTCGTCAGGTCGGGACGATGGGCCCCGCTCGTGAAGTAGAAATCATTGGAGTCCTGATCGGTGATGCGGGCGAGGACCACCAGCTTGGGCGACTGGGTCGCGAGGGCCTTGGCGATGAGTCCTGTGATCGTGAGCATCGTCTAGCCCTCGAGTGCCAGGAGGGGGTTCTGCTCACGCATCGGGAGACGCCACTCGCGGACGTTGTTTCCAATATTGGTCGGAGAGAACTCGGGCAGGCCATCGTGTTTCATCAGGTAGGCCTGAGGATCCGAGCTCGGTGTCTCGACCCACCAGAACGGCGCGGCCCCCTCTCGGCAGTCGTCCCAAAAACCCTCGACGACCGCGGCCGCCGCGCTGTCCTCGAAGGCGAAGGCCGCCTCGCGGCGGGCACCCCCGCGCTCGTGGCGCGCCTGGGTGATGACCCCGCTCTTGCTGTCGGCCTGGGTGACGACCGCGGCATAGTGTCGATCGTCGACGGGGGTGTGAGGGCGCGACTCGAGTTGCACGCGTTGCCCGATCCAGAGCTCACGGATCCGCGGGGCGTAGCCGGTGGCGTGGGTGACGACCAGGCGGATGAACTTCACGTCTGATATCCGCTGATCCCACGGACCGCCGCAGCGGAAACTCATCGAGACGACACGGCCCTCCGGAGACGGGGGGGTTAGCACGGCTATCGTGTTCGGGTTGGTGAGGAAGTCGGCCGAATCGGCAACCTGCACCGAGATTGTGGCCGCCGCCGACAGGTTCGAGCCGCAGAGGACCAGCGAATCAATAACCTGTGGCACGGAGAGCTGGAACCCGAGGTACCACGTCGTCCGGTTGGCCTCGGGATAGGTGTGCGCCCCTGGATGGGCGTACCCGTCATAGGCCCTCGCCACCCGAGCAAAGTCCTCGGTCTCGTCAGCGTCGGCCAGGTCGCCGGTTCGGGTCCACTTGGCGATCGAGGGCACGCCGTCACGGAGCGCGTTGGCTGCAAGGATGGCCGGCTTGTCCGCGTCGAAGTGGGCGAGCTCGGCGGCCCCAATGGTGGCTGGGCTGTATGCCATCAGGCCTGCCCCCTGAACGGGTCGAGCTCGATCATCGAGAGCTCGAGGTCCCGGCGGAACGGCCCGGTCTTGGCGGCGTTGAACTCGGGCTCGCCGCCGGCGGCGACCATCAGGTAGCCGGCCGGTGCGGTCGCCGGAGACTCGATCCACAGGAACGAACGCGCGCCATAGTCGCAATCCGCCCAGAAGTCGGTGAAGACCTCGAGCTCGGCGTCGGTCCCGATCTCGGCACGGACGGTTCGCTGGGCGCGGCCGCGGTGGCGGGTGTAGGCCGGATTGAGGCCACACGTTGCGCGGTCGCCGCCCTCGAGGGCCGAGATCTCGTGGCGGTCATCCCAGGGCAGGGCGGGCTGATGCAATAGTTGCCGCCGGCGGCCGAGCCAGAGCTCGTTGATCAACGGCTGCAGGAGGCCTGCGTTGTGCCTCACCCAGATACGAAGGAAGGCCACGTTGCTATACCGCTTTGGGTCTGGAAAATCGTGGGTCAGCATCGTGTGGAACACGCGCAGGCTGAGCGGCCCGGTTCCCACGGCGTAGGCTGCGCCTGACGAGAGTACGAGCGGCGCCTCGTGGCGGGTTGAGAACGTCGCGTCGTCTGCAATCTCGAGCTGCACAAAGGTGGCGTCGTCGAAGTCAATCGCCGTGGGGCCGTCTGCGGCGAAGATGGCTACGGTGTCGAACTCGATCGGGTTGGCCGACAAGTCAAAGGACAGATACCAGTCCGTCTGGACTGCGTCGGGCGCGGTGGCTTTGCTCGAGTTGCCGAGCCCGTCGTAGGCGCAGGTCGTGGGGTAACCGCTCGCGGTCTCGTCGGTGTCGGTGGTGTTGCCGGCCTGCGACCAGATCCCGCCGGTGGCTGAGGCGGCGAAGGCATCCATCAGGCAATGGGTGCCGACCGCGCAAGGTTTGTCCGCCTGGTGCGCGGTCCATTCGTCGCCGCTGATTGTGGCCGCTGTCCAAGCCATTGCGGGTTAGATGATCCTCACCATCGTAGGTGGAAGGGCAATGGACACCATGGTGAACTGTCCGGCCTTCTGCAGGCGCTTGAGCGATGGAATGATGGAAGCCTTGGTCAGCTGATCCCAACCCGCAGCATCCGTCGGGAAACTGGCGCTGATGGTCAGGTTGATGTCGCCCTCGTTCACCGTTCCGATTGTGGCGCCGGCGGACGTAGTGTTGCCTGCGTCGCCGTTAATCACGACGCCACCATCGGCCATTCGAAGCGGTGCGCCGCTGCCAGCCATTCCAAGCAATCGACGGATCCCGTCGGTCTGGTCAGTGGGAATTACGAGCTCGCCAGGCATGAGGAGCGCAGGAACGGAATCGCGGCCGGGTTGACCTCCGGTGACCAGGCCGCCTTCGGCAAAGTTGGCAAAACTCATGACGGCCGCCGCAGCAGTGGCAGCGGCGGCGGCTCCAATGGCGAGACCAATGAAAGGCCCGATGCCTGCGTGGGCAGCAAAGGCTGCGGCGGCGGCCTTGGCCGCCTCGATTGCCATGAACTCCGATGCTGTTTGGAGGGCCATTGCGAGCAGACTGGCCATGGCTTCGCCCGCAATCTCGCCGGCGGTTTTCTCGCCCTCGGCTATGTTGGAGAACATCGTGACGAATGTGGCGCCGATGTCGGTACCGACCGTGATCCACTTGTCGGCCGTGGCCTCGGCCGTGGCGATAGACTCCTCTTTAGCTGTCTTGGCGAGCGCGGCGAGCTCGTCTTGTTGTTGCTTTGCCGCCGCGAGCTCCTTCTCGGCAATCTTTGCCTTTTCGGCCTCGACCTGCCTCAGCATCTTGAGCGATGCCGCTGTCTCCTTCTGTTGCTCGGCCTCACGCGCGGCCGCAGCGGCGGCGAGCTCTTTCTCCTCAGCGGCACGGGTCTTGAGCAGCTCCTTTGACGCCTGCTCGTTTGCCTTCTTCCTGGCCTCAATGCGCGAGAGTTCGGCGCGGGCGCGGGCGTCCTGCTCGCGCTCCCACTTGAGCCGATCGGCTTCGCCCTGCTTCTCCTGCTCAAGCAGGAACTTCTCCTCTTCGGACAGCTCCGTCACGGCGCCGGCAATGCTGATGAACGAGGCTGCCACTCCAGCGGCCGGACCAGCGAGCGCCAAGAGGGTCCCCTTGAGCCCGCCGATGGCGATGTCGGCAGACACACCCCACGAGGCAATCTCAGTGAGCCCTTTGGCGAGATCGGTAACAGCCGGGACGAGCTCGGCTGCCACGGCCGTCTTGAGCCCACCTGTCGCCGCGTCGAGCTCGGTGAACGCTTGCGCCGCAGTCTCGGCCGCCGCCGCGGTCTCGTCGGACATCACGGCCCCTACCTCATGCGCCCGGGCAGCGTACCTCTCCAACTCAGCGGAGCCGCCCTGTAGCATCGGGAGCAGCTTGACCCCGGAGTCGCCGAGTACTCGCATCGAAGCGCTTGCCCGTACGCCTTGGTCAGCCTGTGCCGCGAGACCGTCTGCGATCTCAGGTAATAGCTCCTCGACCGTCTTCAGGCGCCCGCTGGCGGTCTCGACGTCGACGCCGAGCATCTCGAACCCTTTGCCGAACTCCTTGTTGCCGGCGGCGGCGTCTGCGGCCCGGCGCCCCAAAGCCTTGAAAGCATCGGCGAGCTGCTCGTTGGCAATGCCGGCGGAGCTGGCGGTGAACTGATACTCCTGCAGCTTCTCGACGCTGACGCCGAGGCGCTGCGACATCTTCGACAGAGCGTCACCGGCCTCGATGTGGTCGGTGACCAGATCCTTGAGTGCCGTCGCGGCCCTGGCTGCGGCAGCGAGGCTCACGTAGGCCACCGCGGCAGCCTTGATGCTGTCGGTCAGGTTGACGCCGCTCGTCGCCGCGGTCTTCTGTACCTTCGACTGCCGTTTGATGGCGGCCGAGGCCTTCTCAGCCGCCGCGGCTGCCGCGGCCATCTGAGGTGGGATCGGCTTGCCGGCCTTCACGAGCGCGGTCATCTGCGCCTTGAGGGTGGCGTGCGCCGCGTTGAGCTCGGCCAGCTTGGACTTGAGCGGGTTACCCGCAGCGGCTTCCTGGGCAATCGCGAGGGCGACCTGTTTGGATGCGCTGACCTGTGCCTTCTTGGCCTTGGTCGAACCTTCGCTTGCGGCTTCAGCCTTTTTTGCTGCCTCTACCTCAGCGCTCGCCAGCTTGAGCGCAGCGTCAGCGGCGGAGTGGAGGGTGGCACTGACCTTGTCATCGCCTCGGAGGGTGGTGGTCAGGCTTGCTTGGGCTCCCACTGTCCTGCGCCTTTCTCGCTGCCTCGGTTTCTTCCGCGACTATCCCGACGGCCTCAGCCCATCGTGGATCCTGATCGTTCCACCCTCCCGCCTCCGGCATGATGCCCCGCACCAGATACCGCCGAGCGTCGGCATACAGCTCCGCCTCGTGGCGAGCCTCTTGGTCGAGCCATGCCTTGGGGCATCTGTGCCACTTGTCCCTCCATGTTACTGTGACGATGTGGGGCTGGTTTGCGTCGTGTCCTCGCTCGACGTCGGTGCCGAACTTTCGGCACTCGGCGCAGTCCCATCCGAGGGGACTGGCGTCGGAGGCGGCGAGGCGGGCGACTCGTCGGAGGTTTTTTTTTCTACCTCCTGTAGGGCGAGCCCTGCCCTGAGCTCCGTGTAGACCTCGTCAGCGATGTCGCGCTCTCCGTACTCGTAGAGCTGCGCGCCCGTCGTGATTGGCCGGCCGGCTGCGTCCTCGTACCCCTCGACCTCGACGACGTGTTCGGTGAGGATCAGCTCAATCTGTTGCTCGACGGAGCCACCCTTGACGACCACCGGGCCGTCGCCGGTTGCGCCCTGGGCGGTGCCCATCTCCATCCTTATGGCCGCGCTCGATGCGCGCCTTCGGTCGCCCTCGGTCGGGTAGCGGAGCTTGACCCGAATCCTGTCCTCGGGGAGCGCCTTGGCGTTTCCGAAGGCGACGGGGGTGAACCAGGCCTCGCGGCCCGGGGGCGGTCCTTGTACTCGTCGAGCCACGGTGGCCTCCTGCTAATCAAAGATGAGACTGAACTCGTCGCCGGCGACGGCGCTCTGCTTGGCCATAAAGGCGAGGGTGACACGCAGGCCATCCTCTGTGGACCAGTTCTCCTTAACGACTTTGAGCTGGCATGCCGGCATCTGCGGTTTGCACCGAGCACCGGGGGTGTCCGGGCCGAGCCGCAGGTTGACCGCCTTGATACCGTTGAACCACGCGGCGCCGGTGACCGGCGTGCTGACCTCCCGTTCGTAGAGCTCTAGCTCGCCAGTGAACTCGCGGATGACGGGTCCGATCAGGCCGACCGGCACGTCACTGCTGCCATCCCGGCGTGGCTTGATGCTCAAGGTCATGCTTATCGTTGCCTTGAGGATTCCGAACTCGACACCGCCGATTGTGACCATGTGCTGGATGCCGATCGGCGTGCCGGTGAGAGTGTGGGACGGGACCACGGGATAGATTTTGTCACCAATCTCGGTGGGGCCGACGAGCACGGGGGATACAGTGAAGGTGTCGGCCGCGTAGTCGATAGATGTAACCTGGTACCCGTCACCACCATTATCCTCGGTGTCGAATTTCACGATCGGTTCGCCCGCCAGACAGGCTGCCTCATCGGAATCGACTGCGATGATCGACTCGCCGGCGTCCTCGACCGCAGTGCACGCCGCGCCCGCCTTGATCGCCGAGTGGGTAGCGTATCCGCCGCTGGCTTTGATCTTCGGCATCGATCCCTGCGAGGCCTCGATAGTGAGCGATTCAGCCCACCCGCCGTTGCCGCGGGCGTAGTACTGCCCGTCGGAGCCAGCGTGGGCGGCAAATTCGAGCCCGGCCGACGGACAGGTGTCGTCGATTTCATAGACTACCGACGTCCCGCCGACGATGGTCTCAGCGCCCAGGGCGTGAGCGAGTAGCGCACCAATATCTGGGGCGACCCCGAGGGCGCCGGGACGGATAAGAGTCTCGCAGTTCCACTTGTTGTCCTGGTCACCTGGGATAAACCCTTGTACCGACGCGGTGCCGACGTGACTCTCGATTTTTGTGTAAGAGATATCCGGAACGAGCTGGAGGTCAGCGTCGACGCCGTCGGTGGCTGCGAGCGCCACGTAGGTGTCGTAGGAGGTTTCGGCCTTGATCCAAATCCTTCGGGTGAGGTCGGTGGCGGGACTGGTCATGGCTGGCGCTCCTCCGTGTCAGTTTTGGCGTCGGCGATAATCGAGGCCTCGTACTTCGCCTCGAGCTCAGCGAGGTCCTGCGGCTCTTTTTGATCACCGACAGGATCGACGCGGTGCCAATCGGCGGCCTCGAAGTCCACGACGTCTCTGGGCAGAACGTCAACGGTGTCGCCGTCAGCGATGTGCCGGCCGTTGTAGACCAGGCCTTGGTAGTGGGGAGGGCGCATCGTTGGCATGGGTGACCTCAAATCGCCACTGGGTCGTCCACCAGGACTTCCCAGTCGACGAAGTAGGCGTGTCGGGTTTCTGCGGGTGCGTCGATGACGCCCTCGCGGCTAGCGCGGACGAAGGCACAGTTGATGACGGCGCCACTCAGCGTTGGATTCTTCGCTACCGTCCACACGACGGCCGTCAGATACCTGCGGATCTTCTCTTGGCCGGCGGCGACATCTGCGTCACCGTTGAACACGATGGCCGCCCCACAAGAGACGGCATAGATGCCAGACCCTTGGTCAACGGCCCTCATGCCATCATCGAAGACCATCAACAGCGGGGACCTGGTGTCAGACGGGACAAAGCCCTTCACGTAGGCGTCGGGTAGCTCAAGTGCCCCTTCCTCGAGCCCGCTTGCGGCCTCCACCAATGCGAGCTGGTCCTCGAGGTTGGCCTCGTAGTAGTCGCCGAGCGCGGCGACGGCGGCCGAAACGTAATGCTCGGTCACGTCCAACCCCTGTTGAGCCGCTGGCCTGTGCCCTCGAGCAACGTCCGGACGCGCTGGAACATCATCTCCTGCGCGGTCGATATCATCCGCTTGCTGAACGCCATGAACTTGCGCGGCGGGAGCCAGTGCTCACCGCGCCGTCGCCATCCGTAATGGACGTCATGGCCGTAGGCGTCGGGGCCGCCCGGGATCCCTACGCTCAAATGGCCCGGGCTCTGGCTCATCGTCTGGCCGCGCCCGAGGCTTTCCACGAGCGCCTTCGAGCGGATCAACATCCGCCGCGGGAACCCGGCTCGGACCTTTCTGTCCAGGTAGCCCTTGCTCAGCCGCTGCCAGGTCTCGCCGAGGTTCCGGCCCTCGGTAAGGACGTTGGCCGCCAGGTCCTTGCCGATCATCGGTGCAAGCGTCGGCCACAGTGACGAGAAGTCGGTCAACTCGGCGGCGAGGTGCTCGTACATCTCGGCGAGCTTGTCCGGGGATGGATCGGTCTGGGAGTGGATCATCCTGGTCGACTGGCGATCCCGCCGAATCTGGTGCGCCATTGACCGCGACCGTGGGTTGAGGGCACGGCCGGCCATTAGAAGACCTCGTCGCGGGTGAAGGTCGGGTCGAAGTCGCCATCGGAGATCGATTTCCCGTCGCTGTTATCCACGGGATAGGACCGCACGCGCCGGGTGCTCTCGCTCGTGCTGCCGCCGCTGAGCATCGACTCGAAGCCGGACGGGTCGGTAGGAATCTCGGCGAGGATCGCCTTGAAAGAGTCGATCAACTCTTTGCCGGTGGTGTGGGTCTGATCGTCGGCGCCAGATGACAACGCCATCAGGGTCTGGCCCGTGGCGTAGTCGCAGGCCCAGGCCTTCATGATTTCGATGCCGTCGCTGTCCGTGATCGGCGTGGAGACCCCGGCCTGAGCGAGCCGGCCATGGAGCATCGACTCGGCCTCGGTGATCCACTGAGCGATCTGGGTGGTGTTCGGCTTCGAGGAGCCACTCAGCGAGCGCCCGGGCAGGCGCCCGGTCGTGATATCGTCCGTGCTCGCGTAGGTCACAGCAGCACGACCTAGCGGCGGCGGCCCTTGCCGCTCTTGCTGTTCTTGTTCTTCGCTTCGGCCCCTGCCTTCGCTTCGGCCCCTGCCTTCGCTTCGGCCTCTGCCTTCGCTTCGGCCCCTGCCTTCGCTTCGGCCTCTGCCTTCGCTTCGGCCTCTGCCTTCGCTTCGGCCTCTGCCTTCGCTTCGGCCTCTGCCTTCGCTTCGGCCTCTGCCTTCGCTTCGGCGCTCTCGGCTGAGGTCTCCGGCTCGCGGCCGAGCATCTTGTCGATCCGGGCCTGGATCGCCGGCGGCTTTCTCTGGGCCTCGGCCGTCTCGGCCTCAGCCTTCGCGAGCTCGTCCTCGTCGGGCGGTGGCGCGCGCCCCATGAGGCGGTCGATCTTGAGTTGCACCTCGGACTTGTAGTTCAAGGCCGACGCTCGCTCAGCGTGGATGCTCTCAATCAAGGAGTCACGCAACCTCCGCGCCGCCTCGAGGTCGGCAACGGCGTGCACCTCGATCTCGGCGTTGCCGCTCGGCTCGACGCGAGCCGGCAGGTTCTCGAACAACGCATAGTCCCAGGGCGGGACTTCGAGCATTGGATCGCCCTTGGCCGCCGGCGTCCCCTGGCGGGCGGTGTCGCGCATGAGGCAGGTGCCCCCGGTCTTCATTCGCAGCAGGTACATGGTCAGTCTCCGACGGGTGGGTGCGGGCGACCGACCGCCCGCACCACGCAAGGGGTTCCAGAACTCAGGTGTTGACGAACTTGCAGGCCATCTGCCACGGCCCGTACTTGACGGTGTGGTAGACCATGGTCTTGTACTTGTAGAGGTCGTGATCGAAGACGCTGTCGCTCGCGTCGCTCTCCTGGGCGTGGAAGCTCACTCCCTCGCGGATCAGTTGGATCAGCGGCTTGACCGGCATGTCCGTGCGCAGGGCATACCAATCGTTGGCGTCCGCGCTCTCCTTATAGAGCCGACCGCTCGGCACCAACCGAACGCGGATACCGTCGATGACGACGTTGGTCGTGCCGCTGAGCTCCTTGGCGCCGGTTGCCGTCTTGAACGCGCCGATCAGCGCCCAAGGGAAGGCGAAGGTGATCTCTCGGGGCTCGGCGTCGTCGAAGTACGGCTCGCCGTTTTCGGCCACGGCATTGCCGAAATAGGTGAGCGCCTGGGTGATATCGGTCACCACGTTTGCGCTCGAGGTTCCGGACCCGGCCAGCAGGTTGTCCTGGGTGCCGCCTTCGCCTTTGCGGGCCGGATGAGCATCGTTGTAGTACGACACCCCGTCGTAGCAGAGACCGATGGTGGACGACGTGCCGTTGACCAGCGCCTGGATGCCCAGCTTGTCGGCGTGGCGCGAGGCCACCGCGGCGAGTTGCATCACCCGCATTCGGATGCCGCCGGTCTGGTCGTTGATCAGGTCCTTGCGGCGCACCACGAGGCCACCGGCGTACTGCTCCGGGGTGATGGTGTAGCCGGCCTCGGTCAGATCGCCGTATTCGATGTCGCCCTTGAAGGGCTGCATCTGCGGCGGCTGACCCAGATGAATGAATTTCTCGGAGTCCGCGGCGGTCGTCTCGATCGATGCGATCAGACCGATCAGCGTCTTGGCCTGCATCCCCGCGAGGGTATGCAGGAACAAGGTCCGCAGACCTTTCTCGAGGGTGGTGGGTGCATAGATTGGCATCTGTCAGCTCCTTTGCCCTCTAGAAGAGGAATTGCTCGTACTTGAGGGCGATCTCGGCTTCGCCTTCGCTGAAGGCGGCGGTGGCGGAAGCCTCGACGTCGATGACGCTGGACGGCGTGAAGACGTTTCCAGCGGTCGGGATGGCCGCGCTCACCATGCGGTCACCGATCGTATCGAGCCCGGCCGTGGTGAGCGTCACCGTGCCCCCGGTGACGTCGGTGGTGTCGATCTCAGCGGTGAGGGTCGTCGCCTTGTCGGCCGTCGACGCGACGACCACCGCCTCTGCCTCGATGCCGAGGATGCGGCCCCAGAAGCCCGGGATCCACCCGATCGAGATGTCGCCGTCTGCGATGGCGGCCAGGGACCGAGTGCCGAGGCTGTGGCGCCCGACGATGGCGCGACCGGCCATGTTCTCCGCGGTCACCAACACCAGCACCTTGGTCGCCGAGGAGTACTCGACGATGAGCCCGGCGGGGATGGTGTTGACCGGCGGGGTCTCCTCGATCGTCGCGTCGTCGACGACGAAGGCCGGGTTGCCAACGTCGTCCTGACCGAGGCTTGTGCCCGTCAGCCAGAAGAATCCCTCGTAGACCTGGATCCAGCTCGGCGCGCTCGCGCCGCTGATCTTGTTCTCGGCCGACACGCCGACAACACGCCTTGACGTGGTGCCACACGCACCCGGCTCGGTGGTGCCCGCGGCGTTCTCCATGACGAGGCCGCCACTGTAGATAGTGGTGCTGGCCTTCATCAGGTACTTGCGGGCGCAGATCGGGGCGCCGTACATGTCGAGGGTTTTTTGGGCAGCGAGAGCGGTCATTTACTTCACCTCCTCGATCCGGAAGTGGCTGCCGTCTTTGCGGCGGAAGCTCCGGCTGTTGGGGTCGAAGGCGGTGACGCCCTCGAAGGCCTGGATGCTCCCCGGGGCGAGCCCGAGCATCTGCTCGACCTTTGCCTCGCCTGGGTCGTTGGTCTCGTTGGCCCGGGCACTGCCCTGGCCAGCGCCGCCATCGCCAACCTGTTCCGGCCGGCTGGCCGGGGGCAGCGACTCGAGGTGAGCCTTGAGGCGTTCGGCGTCATTGCCGCAGAACGCCGCAAACTCCTCTACCGATGCCTTGTTGGCTGGCGTGATGCGTCCTCGGTACTGAGCCATCAGCACCTGGTGCATCGCGCTGACCGCCTGGTCGCGGTCCTCGCCCGACTTCTGCACCTTGGTCTCGAGCTTGGTCATCCGCGCGAGCAGCTCGGCCTTTTCGTTGGGATCCATTTCAGACTCCTGTTGGGTTGTTGCGCCGAGCGGCGCGGGTTCTTCTTCTTCGGGTTGGTCGTCGTCGGCCGCTGCCGGTTCGCGGGCGATCTTGTCGACGAGCTTTCGCTTCTTGGCGTCGGCGCCGAGCCACACCTGGCCGGTGGCGAGTTTCTGCACCTCTTCGGTGGTGAGCCCCCGCCCCTTGGCCACCGCATCGACGAAGATGGCCGTGTACGAATCGACCAGCCGTTGGGTCTCTGCGAGCTGCTCGTCGGTGACGTCGCCGAGACCGGAGCCGATGCCCTTCAGGGGATGACTGCGAACGACGTGGACCTTGATGCCGGCCTCGGCAGCAGCCTCGCTTCTGTCGGTGATCAATACGCAGATGCCAATCGAACCGACCGCGGCCGCGGCGCCTGCGGTGAGCTTCGATGCCTGTGAACCAATCCAATAGGCCGAGCTCGCCATCAGGTCGCCCGCGTGGGCGGTGATCTGCTTTTTCTCCCGGGCGTCGCGGATGTCCTCGGCAAGAGCCTGGACGCCTTGGACCGTGCCGCCGGGCGAGTGGATATCGAGGTGGATTCGTTTGACTTCTGGATCGTCGAGCGCTGCCGCGATCATCACACGGACTTCGTCGGTCCCGGTCGCCGCCACGCTGAAGAGGCGGAGGAGCGGCGGCACAGCCTTGAAGATCACGCCGTGGATCGGAATGGTCGCCACGCCACCGGACACATTGACCCGTTGTGTCGCCAGCGGCGCCGCGGGAAACGCCGCCTTGAGGGCGACGGCGGCGGTGGGCGCGAGGGTGTCGAGGTTGGCGCCGACGAGAAGGCCGGCGAAGGTCTCGAGCGCTGCGGGCTCCATCGCCCACACGCGGTCGCTGATCAGGTCACTGATCATCGTTGGTCTGCTCCTCCTCGGCGCTGCCGCTGGCCGGCGGAGTGCCCATGTTGCTCGGCCGCTTACGGGCGGTGGTCGGGTCGTGAGGGTCGACACCCATCGCGTCCCGGAAGTCGTCCTCGGTCTGTGCATCCGGGGTCATGACGCCGGCGACCGCGCCCTTGCTGAAGGCTTGCATGGTCTCGATCCACGGCCGCGTCGGGAGGTTCTTCGCGCGGAGGCGGGGGATTGGCGCACTCAACCCGTAGTTCGCGTGCACGATTCGCTTGACCAGTGACCAGCCGTCGAACCCGAAGTTGATGCGGTTCGAGAAGAACGAAGACTGTGCCTCGGCCGCGTTGTTCAGCGCGCCCTCTTGTGTCGATCCGAGGGCGTAGCTGCCGGTGCCGCCGCCCTGCCCCAACAGCATGAAGGCTGTGCCAGTGTTGAAGGCGATGTCGACATTCTTGGAGTGAATCGCGGCGCCGAGGTTCGTTGACTTCGCCTCGCCGCCATCGAACGGCTCGGCCTTGTAGCCCTCCTCGAGCGCGATGTATCCCTTGGCGAGGCTTCGGAGGTTCTCGAGAGCCTCCTCGAAGGCGTCGATGTCCGGGTCGGCGGTTCCCTCCGGGAAGGTGCCGATTGGTGTGGGAACTCCGTACCTTTCGTGTTTGATTGCGTCGATGCCGATCAGGGCGAGCTTGACTTTCCACGGGCCATAGGCTGAGCGGAGCAATGCGAGGCCCTCGAAGTCAGCGCCCTCCTGGTCGTACGTCCAGCGGAGCAACCTGTTGCCGGGGATCGTGAGGAACCCAGGCTTTTCCCTGTCACCACCCTGTAGGTACTGCTCGACGGCCGCGAGCTGTTCGGGGGATCGCTTGCTCTGCCACCAGCGAGAGATCGACCTCGTCGGCCGGTGGTGGAAACCAGTCGGCAGCAGCGCCATCTCGGGGGCGAGGTGGTTGGGGAACCGCCCCGCGTCGATGGGGGCGAAGTCGTCGGTCACCTCTTCGAAATGACAGCCGTACACCATGTAGCCGCGCGTGATTCGCCGGACGTAGTCGGTCCACGGCAGACTCTCGATGACCGCCATGTTGAGGAAGTCTGCGACCTCTCGGCCGAGCTTGGTCTTGGCGCCCGGGGCGAATGACCAGCGGGCGTTGACGAGGATATCGCACAAGGAATCGACCGAGCGCCGGACGTGGGCGTCGCGCATCATCTGACCGGCGATGCCGATTTTCCCAACCTCGCCGTACCACTTCGAGCCCCGCAGGCTGCGGTTGGGGTCGATGTCGTCGATCAGGCCGGCCGAGATCAGAGTGCCAGCGCCACCCCTCGCCCGCCGGCGTGGCGTTGTACGCCGGCGGGGCTCAGGGCTTTTTGTGGCTACCGCATCACTCTTCTCCTCGTTGCTCTGGCCGACGACGCGGAGGTGTGACCTCTTCGTCCACGACTCCGGAAGTAGCGCAAGCAACGGCACCCTTTTCGCGTGACACGAAAGAGGGGCGGGCGTCTGCGGGCAAACCGGTCAATGACGTCAAACCGGTCAATAACGTTGAACCGGTCAATGCCGTCATTATTTTCTTGTTTTGCCGGGTAGGTACCAGAATTCAGGGAGCAAGGCGTCGCGATCGGGTCCAAAGAAAGCTGAGGCCGGATGTCGCTTTTTTGGCTGGGTCAGCCCGGCCGAGGCCCGAGACGGAAGACCTGCAGCCGGCTGCAGGCTCTGCACTCCTCGACCTGGATGTCGAGGCCGTCGCCAATCGTCCACCGCTTTTGTTCGCTGGCGCCGCACTCGCACCGGAGATCCCACTGATTGCCATCTCCGGCGATGACGTCACCGTCGACGGCACCGAGCGATAGGCGCGCGGCCTCGGTGGCCCGCGAGCGAAGGGCCTCATCCGGAGCGCAAACAATGCGCAGCAAGAGGGCCCTCAGCCCGGCACTCTGAGCCGTTGCCTTGGCGTCGACGTCGATGAGGTGTTGCGAAAGGAGCCCCATCTCGGCCATCCGGTCATGGAGCTGCTCGAGCTCCGCCTGCAGGTGCGCCTCTGTGGTCATCGTTGCATCTCCAATCTAGTTTGCTCCTTTCGGAGCTCGTGAAGTACTTCTTCCCTGATTTGATAACGCCCGGTGATGTTCCGCGTGACGAACCCGAACAGGCGCGAGGTCGTGTCTCCGTCGACAGCCGCCGCGCACCAGCGCACCACGGTGTCATAGTGGACGCTGAGTTCGGTGGCCAGCTCCCTGGGGGTCAACTCTCTCGAGGTCACCAGTCGTCACCCATTCTCCCTCGCCCCCGGCGAAGGGATCGCAGTTTGGCTCTCGCCCCCGACCGCGCGCCTACGGCCGCCATCCCGCGGCGTTTCGGTTTCTGCGAAATCTCGTGCACCATTAGGCAGCACGACGCCACGCCCTCGGCCACGTCCAGATGCTTCACCTTGCGATTCGGCTCCCTCACGTCCACCGCGCCCTCGGGGTCGTAGAACCGCCTGGCGTTCTGGAGCTCCTCACGCTGGCGCTTGTTCGGGATCAGGCGGATGGTGTGGCCTAGCGCGCGCTCGTCGAACTTCTCCCAGGCGAGCCGACGCTCCGACCCGTGCCACCTATCGCCCTTCTCGTTGCATCCTCTTACAATCGCCTTCCATGGAACATCCTTGGATGTCTTGAGCCGCTTAATCAGCGAGCGGGCCCATGGCCGCAGCCGGTCATCGATGCGCAGCGAGATCAGGCCAAAGTCGGGCACGATGTCGCGCAGATAGGCCTCGACCTCAAACTCGTCGATCACGCCGCCCATCTTCTTCGGGTCCCAGATCTTGATGTGGGCCTCAATGATCCGATGCCACGGCCGCTCGTCGTCGCACGCGTCGTCCTCGAATATGACCAGACTGGTGAGCTCGCTGGTCTCGGACGTGTCGAGGAAACCAACAGCCGGCCTGATGCCGCTGTCGCGGCTCTCGATCGCGCGGTCCTCGACCGCCTTGATCTGTGCATCGGTAAGGAACGGCTCACCCTTCTTTCGCGAGACACCGCCTGTCTCAATTCCGATGTGGTCGCCGAGACCGTCGACCTTCGAAAAGAAGGTCTGGGTCCTGCTGACGATCTGCGTCTTCACCTTCGGGTTGAGGTTCTGTGTCGTACGGAAGACGTGCACGTCGGGTTGTGGGTCGGCCTCGGCGCTGTCGCAGATGTTGTGGAACCAATCGGCGTCGGTACCGTCGAGCTCTTGAGCCGAGCTCATCGCGACCACGCGGCCACACCACGGTTCGGCGGGGCGGCCGCAGACGTTGCATGTCTGGTGGTACCGCTCCTGGCGCGGGTCAACGGCGGTGCCTTCGGCGCCCTCGAGTAACTCGAGATCGCCAGTCGACCACGCGTGCCCCAGCACGCCGGACGGGCACCTCCACCCGTTGCGGTCGTGGGTCTGTGGAATGAGGGCGGCCACAATCTTCCATGGAACGGCGCGTGCCTCGTCGATCCCGACCACCGACTTGCCACCGCCGGTGGCGCCGGCCATCGAGCACGGAAACAGTTTGAAGTCGGAAACAGCCGCGGGGTTCGAGAACCCGGTTCGACCCACGTCGAGATGTTCCTTCACCGTGTCGTCGAGCATCCCGGCGAAGTTTTTGATGAAGAGCTCTTCTGCCTGGTCCTCACTGCCGGCGATCCAAGCGTATGACTCGCGCGTCTGGCGAAACATCGACGAAATCGCGTAGCCGGCGAAGCCTGTGGTCTTGCCCTGGCGGCGTTTGAGCTGGAGGAGCACCAGCCAGATCATGTGCGAGTGGAGCCCCCGGCAACCGCCATTGGTCTCGGCGTGCTCTTCGGCCCGCGACTCGTCGGCTGCGTGGACACTTTCCACAATCGTGCCGGCTCGAGCTGTGCACTGCCGGCATAGGCGGTCACGGTCGATGGGCCAGAGCTTGTAGCCGTCGAGCGCAGACCAGAAATGCGTCTGCTGCCACTCGCGGCTCTTCAACGAAAAACGATCGCCGTCAGGTGTCGTGAGGTGGCGTTCACAAAAGGCGCGGCGGTCAGAAGCGTCGAGGGGGGTCTTCTCCTCCGGCGGTTTCTCGCCTGTCACCTTCGCCTCGAGCTTGTCGCGCTGGCGGCGTGTGGTGTTGGAAATCTCGCGATCCCTGGTGCTGGCCACACCTGCGTCGGCGAGGGCTTGGATGTCGACGAGCTGCAGCGTCAGGGAGATCCAGTCGGCCTCAATCAGCTTCCTTGCGGCGGGCTCTACATCGGCCGCACCCATGCGTCGCTTGAACTCGGCACGCGCTTTTACCTTTGCGCCCTTCGGTCTCTTGGCGCCGGCCTTGGTTTTGCACACGGATTTCGTCCCAGGCTTGGGGCCCGGCGCCGTTTTCTTTTTTTTGGCTGCGGCCGTCATTTAATTATTGGGGTTTTTTTCTCGCGATTTGCGAGTCCAA